TAATAAAACATATTGAAGATTTTGCCTGGCAAAACAAATGTGATTTATTAGAGTTAGTAGCAAGACCTGGGTGGAAGAAAGTTCTAAAACCTTTTGGTTATAAAGAAAGTCATATATTATTAGAAAAGAAAAAGGAGAAATAAATTATGTCATCAGGAGGAGGAGAAGGTAGTGCAACAACAACTACACAACCTTATACACCAGCAGAACCTGCATTAAATCAGATTTTATCTGAAGCTAGTACTATTTATGGTCAAGGGCCAGGAGCAGCAGGATATGTTGCACCTACTACACAAACTATGCAAGGCATAGCTGCACAAGAACAAATGGCTACAGCTGCTAACCAACAAATATTAGATACTATCCAAGGTAACTATACTAATCCATTCTTATCTCCTATGATTGCTCAAGCTGGTAAGGATATTTATTCTAGTGTTGCTGGACAGTTTAGTGGAGCAGGAAGAACTCCTGGATCTCCATTAATGCAGTCTCAAGTTATTGGACAAGTAGCAGATAAAGCTATGCCTTTAGCTTTTCAACAATTGGAAAGAGAAAGAAATAGACAATTATCTACAGCTCAAAGAGTACCTAGCTTAACAGCAGTAGGTGGAGCTTTAGAAGATATACAAAGACAACAACAAATGGCACCTCAACAATCATTAGCTCAGTACTATAATACTGTAGCACCTATTGCTTTTGGATTGCCAACACAACAACAAACAAGCCAAGCACCAGCACCAAACGCATTTGGTATGGCTGCAGGTGGTGCTATGACTGGAGCAAGTATGGGTTCTATGTTTGGTGGCCCAGCAGGAGCTATGACAGGAGCAGCAATTGGTGGTCTTGGTGGATTATTAGGAGGATTATTATAATGAACTTAAAACAACATTTACCACATTTTGTGGCAGAACATAAAAAAGCAATAGCAGTTGCTGTTGTTATTTTAATTATAGCAATAATTATATAAGGATAAACTATGTCAGGTGGAGGTGGATCTTCTTCAGATGGAGGTGGTGGAAATGATATGCAAGTATCAGGAATGGAAGCTGCATTATCTAGTGAAAAAGGTATAAGTACAAATGCAGAATCTAAAACTGGATCAACTAGAGGTTACGAAGGATCTGATGCAGGATTTGCTGCTAATGATAATACGCCAGATACATCTAATGTAGGTAGCGTACAAAATTTTAGAGTTAATCCAAATACAGGTACAGTTATATCAGGGGCTTATTCTGATGCAGAAATTGAAAGAGGTTATACAGATCAAGGTGAACAACTTTCAAATGTAAATGGTACTATGATGACTAAAGGTCAACAATATAGTAGTGGTGTTGTTGAAAGAGGAATGGTTGATGGAGTTCAATCAGGATCTGATGAAACAGGTAGATATAGTGTAAATCCTAATACTGGACAATTAGAAAAAGCTGATATGACATTTTCAGAGCATTGGGCTAATGCACCAGATGCTTTAAAATTTTCTCCTACTATGAGATTTTTATATGCTAGTGGAAAAAATATTGGTGAATGGTCAACTAAAAAAGGATTTAAAGGTTTTAATGAAGCTGGAGAAAGAGGTAAATTAAGTAACGCAACAGATTATTATAATGATAGATCTAATAATAATTCTTTAGAAACTACAATAGGTGGTAATGAAAGAGATAGAATGAATACTATTGCACCTCATGCACCTTATATAGTTTCAGGTATTGCACCTCCAAGCAGTTCACCTGCAACTAATTGGTATTCAAATTTAGGAAAAACAAGTACAAACAATTCATCTAATATTGGATTGCAATATGCTAATGCAAAACAAGCTGTAGCAAAAACATTAAATAATAAAGGAGCTTTAGGTATGTTAGCTGTTAATGACAGTCCATACTACGATTGGCTTAAAACAAAAAGTTTAGATAAAGGAATATTATAATGGGTTTATTAGATACATGGAATGATTGGAAAAAACAAACAGGTTATTTTGAAAATTCTAGTCAAAATATAGAAGATCAATTTAAAAATGCAGATACAACTAGAGCTACTGGTAGTTTAGATACTGCTGGTGGAGTAACATCTTCAGATCCTTTAAAACAAGTTAAAACAAAATCTGGTCAAATTAAACCTGTTCAAACTATATCTAGGAATACAGGAATTAATCCTAATAACATACAAAAAGCAATGATGAGTCCTAATAATACACAATCATTAGCTCAATCTCCTGAAGTAAAAACAGCTACAGATCCTATTACTACTGGAGGCAAAGGTGTTAAACAAGCTGAAGATATGGGCTTTATGCAAAAACTATCTAACATGGCAGGTGTAGACTTTGATAAAGCTGCAGCTAATTGGAAAGATAAAGGTGGCTTTGAAGGACTTATGGCTAACCCAGCATTCTCTTTAGGATTAGCATTAATGCAATCATCAGCTAATGGTAAAACTATTAACCAAGGTATCTTAGATAACTTTGTAAAGTCTGCTAAAATATCAGCAGAATTTAAAGATAGAATTAAAGCTAGATCAGGTGGAGTTATAGAAGCTACTGAAGGTCAAATGAATCAAATTAAAAGTGTTCTTAAAAGTAAAGGTATGGATAAACCTGGATGGTGGAGAAAAATGTTACCAGGTAATCAATCAGAAAATTATGAACAAGCTGTTGAAGATATAACTGTTAAAATACAACAAAAAGTTAACAAAATGAAAAAAGATGCAGAAGCATCTGGAAAATCTATTGTTGTAGGTAATAGATTATATAAAAAAATTATTGATGATATGATTGCTAGTGGAGAAATTAAAAAAGTAGGAGGAGTAAATATTGGTGGTTATCAAGCTGTTGATTCTACATTAGAAGCTAAAGCAAGAGGTGGCCCAGTAGAACAAGGTAAACCTTATGTTGTTGGAGAAGAAGGGCCTGAAATTATAATACCTACATCAGATGGAAATGTACTATCTAATGATGACTCACAAATTTATGCTATGTTATTAGCATCTAACCCACAACTACAAAAGGTATCTAGACAAAGAGCTGAAAAGATTCTTAGAAATAGATTCCCAGAATACTTCGAAGGATAAATATGGTTAAAAAATTATTAATTAGGGGATTTAGTAAAAAGTTTAAAGGTACTAAAAAATTAGCACCACAAAAACCTTATAAAGTATTTGATGAGCCAAGAGCAAAAGTACAAGCACAACAAAATATAAGAGATCAATTAGGTGGAGACGACTTTGGTAATTGGAGTCCTCAATCTTTATCTGAATTAAGAGGTGAATCTATAGCTTTTAAATTAGGAAACAGAAGATTTTTTAGAAGTATTATGCCTGAAGTTAAAAAAGGCAAAACTGTTATTGCATCTAAAATTAAAAAATTTGATACTAAATCTAGAGCAGGATTAAAAGCATATAAAACTAAAGGTAAAAATCCTAAAATTAAATCACCTAGATCATTAATTATTACAAAAAATAAAAGTGCATTAAAAAGATATGATAAAGTAGATAAAGATGTATCTGCATTTCAAACTAAAGTTACAGAAAGATTTACTGGAAAATCTAAAGTAACACCTTTTGTAACTAGAACTAAATCTACTAAAATTAAAAGAGATCCTAGAGAACAACAAATGTTTAGAGAAACTCAATCTAATTGGGGTAAAGATCCAGATGCTTTTCCTGATACTTCAGATATGATGTTAGGTATTAATAGAACATTTAAAACTAATAGAGGATTAGGAACAAAAGGAAAAGGCCCATTTGCTTCTATGAAGTACAAAAGATACGATTGGAAAAAGAAAAAATGATATGGCTAATAACTTTAATGTTAATGAATTTAAATTAAAAGACCCAGTACGTAATATCGGAGATGGATTACAAGAACCCATTAAAGATAGTACGCCTGGGTTTTTTCAGTCTTTAAAGAATCCAATAGATCTTTGGAGAGAAGAATCATTACCTGCATCATTGTATCAATGGATCTCAGGTAATACTAAAAAGAAACAAGCTCAAGAAGCATACGATTATTTAAGAAACAATCCAGATAAAGAAGGTGGTAAATTCTACCAAGAAGCAGAACGAGTAATGAGTCGTTTTGGTTATTTGTTAGAAGATGGCCCAATGAACATAGACCTAAAAGAAGTTGGGAATATGATGAAAGCCAATCCAAAAATGTTTGGTGCTGAACTTGTAAACATGATGATGGCAGATCCATATTTATTGTTTATGCCTATGGGTTGGAGTGCATTAGGTAGAGGTGTAGTTAATAGTTTAAAATTAAAATACGCTAAAAGTTTACAAATGGTAAGACAAAAACCTAAACTTAAAGCAGCTCAACAAGCAGAAAATATAGCAGATATAAAAGTAGGTGCGTTTGCCACACTAGCAACACCCTTTGTATTTTCTACAGTATGGCAAGGATCAGAAGATAGAACATTAGATCCAAAAAGAACAAGTATAGAAACTACATTAGGTGCAACAGCAGGTGCTGTTATATCTGTAGGATTTGCAGGTATGAGTGCTGCAGCAAGTAGAGCTCTTAATGTACCTAAAATTAAAACAGATAATGCTTTAAGTACTGTATTAAAAAATAATAGTATTGATCCAGATAATTTAATATTACCTAATGATACTGGTAGTTATAAAGTTGTAATAAAATTATTAGAAGAATTAAAAAAAGAAGTTAATACTACATTTAATACTGAACCTATTCCAAGAAAATTAGATATAAAATATCAAGATCTTAGAAGTGATCAAGCTATGTCATTTTTTAGACGTACTGCACCTGGAGAAAAAGAAGGTACAGTATATATGGATCTTAATAGAATTAATGAATCTTTTAAAAATAAAGTATGGACTAAACCTAGATTAGTAGGTGTAGATGCATTACCAGAAAATCAATTTAAAACACCTAAAGAATGGCAAGATTTTATATATTACCATGAATTAGGACATTGGCAAAATCCTATTAAAGCAGGTGAAACTAAAGCTATCTACGAAAATAGAATGAATACTATTGCATTAAATGCAGCAGAAAGAAATAGAATAGATCAATTAGTAGCTAAAGATATATTAGATAGTCAAACTAGATTTGATACTCTTGCTTCAGAAATTACAGCAGCTATGAGACCTGCTATACAAAATGGTAGAGACATGGCTATTAATACAGTATTAAAAGCTTCTGCTATTGGTGGAGTATTTGGTGCTGCACAATTTCTTACAGCAGATGATGAAAAATTATTAGCAACAGCAAAAGGTTTTGGTTTAGGTGCTGCTATATATGGTGCTGGAAAATTATTAAGTAAAGCAATAGTTCAATCATCAAAAGAATTAGATGATATGGCATTAGCTGGTGAATCAGCATTAGATGCTATGAAATTTATTACTGTTAAAGTTAATACTTTAGCACAAAATTTATCTAATAAAATTAAAGATACATTACCAGATGCTTTAGATTCAAGACGTAAAGTATTTTATTATATTACTGAAGCTAAAATTAATAGACAAACATTGCAATATGATCCTAATGGAAGTGCTATTAAATGGACAGAATTAAACAAAGCTGAAAAATTAGCTACTATACAAGTAAAAAGAATTTTTAAAGATTATAATAAAATATTTGGAGCTGAAGGAACTGAACTTTTTTCAGGACAAAGAGCTAATTATTTACCATTAATGTGGGATAGTTATAACCATAAAGATACACCATTTAGATTTATTAAAAAATTTAATAACGATATAAGTAATGAAACAATTACTGGCCCATCAGCTAAGTTTAAATTTGCAAGACGTGGAACTTTTCAAGATGTTAATGCTGGTTTAAGAGTAGGATATAAATTACGTTCAGGTATGGATGATCCTGCAGAGTTAGTTAGAATATATGGTTTTGCTGCATCTAAAGCATTAGCAACTAGAGCTTTAATTAAACATTTAGAAACATTCAAAGTTAATAATAAAGCTATGCTTTATAGATCTGTTAAAACAAATATAGATACAACAGATTATATAGAATTTAAACATCCTTATTTTGAAGGAAAAGGACAAGCATTTATTCACAAAGGTATGGAAAGATCTATAAGAATGGTCTTTGATGCTACAGAAGAACAAGCATTTATGGGTGCTTTATTTACAACTAACCTTATGATGAAAAGATTAGCTGTAGGATTTTCATTTTTTCATGCTGGTGCATTAGTAGAAAGTATGTGGTTTGCAGGTAACAAACTTAACTTTATTAAAAAAACATTAGATCCTAGAAAAAAACCTGAGTTATTAGAAATGGTTAATAATCCTAATAAAGCTATTAAAGATTATAAAACTGCTATAGATCAATTAAAAGCATCAGGCTATGGAGATGTTGTAAGATTTGCACAAGGTACTGGTTTACAAATTACTACTCCAGAAGATATAGGATTTGATAGATTTTATTTTAATTTAAGAGGTATAGATACTTTTTTTAAAAGACATTTTGGTGTTTCTAGTGGTGGTAATGTAGAAAAAGTATTTAGATGGTTTGATAGAATTACATGGGATAGAGTATTTACTTCTGCAAAATTAAATACATTTTTACAAGTATTAGATTCTCCTACATTAAAAGGAATACCTAATAAATTAGCTATTGTTAAAGGTGATACTGAAGCTCAGATATATGCTAAAGCAACTAAAGCAGCACAGTTTACTAATGACGCATTTGGTGGACAAAATTGGGAACAAATTGCAAATAGAATACAATCTCCTTGGTTAAAAAGATTAGCACAAACTACTTTGTCTCCAGGATCTAGAGGATATATGCAATTGTTATTATTTGCTCCAGACTGGACAATATCTAATATAAGAATTATAGCAAAATCTTTACCATCTTTTGAAAGTGATCCAGCACTTAGAAGAATGTATCAATATTATTTTGCAAGAGCTGCACTTACATACGCAGCTGCAGGATCTGTACTTAACTATATATTTAGTGGTCACTCTATATTAGAAAACACAGATCCAACTAGAATTGACTTAGGGAATGGTCAAGTATTAACATTCTCTAAACAACTTATGGAACCTTTTCATTGGATAACAGATCCACAATCTACAGGTCTTAAAAAGATTGGATCTTTACCAAGAACAACAATAGAAGTATTAACTAATAAAAAATACTTGACTACTAAATGGAGTCCAAACATTACATCAAAAGATGATGATGCTATTGAGAAAGGTTTATCTATAGGAGGTCATGTGGGTAAAAGATTTTTACCTATTTGGCTGCAACAAGCATCAGCTTCAATAGAACAAGGTTTGCTAAAAGATGGTCTATCTTTAGACTTAGCAGCAGACACTTCTGTTGATTTTGTACTAGGGCAATTAGGTCACCCTAGATATAAAGGGCCTAGATATACACAATACAAAACGAAAGGGTTAGTAAGGTCTCCTTACGAAACATTATTCTAATGAGTAGACACACAGAAAATAAAGAAGAAATTCTTAAAATACATGGTTGTATTGATCTTATTAATCAAAGAATTGATACAATAGAAAACAATCATTTAGCACATATACAAAAAAGTGTAGATAAAATTAATTGGATTATAACTGCTATTGGTCTTGGAGTATTAGCACAAGTTTTAGTTTTAATTACTAAACACTTATAATGAAATTTACTTTATTGATGCTTATATGTTCATACGTTGCAGGTGAATGTATGACACCATATCCTATGCCTACACAATATACTAATATGTATAATTGTTTAGAAGCAGGGTATAAAGAATCATTAAAGAAACTACAAGAAATTGGTCCACAAGATGTAAATGAACACGAAATTTATTTAAGGTTTGTTTGCAAAGAATATGAAGCACTAAAATTACCAGCATAAAGTTGTACCTTAGTTGCTAGACATATTCGCCAAATACTTGTAAAACCTATAATATGCTTCGCAAATCAATACTTGTTATAAGTGATCAACACGCACCATATCATCACATAGATACACTTGACTTTTTAAGTGCAATCAAAGAAAAATATAAACCTGACTGTGTAGTAAACATAGGTGATGAAATGGATTGGCACAGTATATCCTTTCACGATTCACATCCTGGTTTATACTCGCCAAGTCATGAGCTTGTAGTTGCTAAAAAGTTTTTTAAAGAATTAGAAGAACTATTTCCAAAGCAATACATAATGGATTCTAATCATGGTAGCTTAGTTTTTAGAAAAGCTACTAGACATGGTTTACCTCATGAGATCTTTAAGTCATATAATCATATGCTTGGAGTAGGCAAAGGTTGGACATGGCACGAAGATTTGGTTATTAAAGCATCTAATGGTCAAAAAATTTACTTCTGTCATGGTAAATATAAAGACGTACTTAAAGTTGCACAGCAATATGGTATGTGTACTGTCCAAGGACATTATCACACATCATTTAAAATAGATTATTGGAGCAATCCTAATGAACTACTTTGGGGTATGCAAGTTGGATGTTTAATTAACATGAAAAGTTTAGCTTTTGAATATAATAAATTACAGAAGTCTAGACCAGTAATAGGAACAGGAGTTATCATTGATGGATTACCAATATTAATCCCAATGGTTTTAGATAAACATGGCAGATGGAACAGAAAAATTACCTAGAGGTATAAGAAATAAAAATCCAGGCAATATCAAATTAGGTACTGACTGGGATGGACTGGCAGATGAACAATCTGATCCAGTTTTTTGTGTATTTAAAGAAGCTGTATGGGGTATTAGAGCATTAGTTAAAATACTTTTAACATACAGATTTCACCATAAAAGATTTACAGTAGAGAGCATTATTGAAAGATGGGCTCCACCAAGTGAGAATGATACAGATGCTTACATTGCATTTGTTTGCAGAAAACTTGGCGTTAATCCTACTGATGAACTAAACAATACTATTGAAGATTATTTACCATTAGTAAAAGCAATTATACAAATGGAAAATGGTATGCAGCCATACGATGATGAGCTGTTAGTAGAGGGGATGTACAAAGCATGGGAAGGTTTACCGACAAATTCTACAGCTTCGTAGAAAAATACGCATCAAAAATTAGCACTTGGTGTTGGCACAAACGTGTTAGCATATTAAGAACTAAACAAAAAAAGAAAGGTATTAAATAATGTGGTTTAATTTATTATCTATGGGTGTTAAGACTGCTAGTCATATATACCAAAACAAACAAAAAACTAAACAATTAATGTCAGATGCCCAAATGAGGCACGCTGAGAAAATGAGTACAGGTCAAATTGAATATAAAGCGAAAGTTATTGAGAGTAATGATAAAGGCTGGAAAGATGAGTTCGTATTGGTTCTTGTTTCCCTTCCTATTCTTGTACTGGTCTACTCTATTTTCACTGACGATCCTGAGATTCGTAATAGATTAGATATGTTCTTTGAATATTTTAAAGAACTTCCTTATTGGTACCAAGCAATATTTATAGGGATAGTTTCTGCAATTTATGGTCTTAAAGGTGCAGACATTATGCGTAAACCAAAGTGACCGAAGTAAGAGGTGAGTGTAAGTGGTGTAATAGAGATATTAGCATAACTGAAGCATTTATATCATTAAAAGATAACGAATACTCTTGTGTAAAATGTTATAAAAATTCAGGACATATGTTACCTTTTTGGGAAAAAAACAATAGGTTTAAAGATGAGAGACACAAAATCATTAGAAGAACACACAAAGAAAATAGAATACAAAGAAAAAGAAATGGAGCTGTTTAAGAAGCTTAAAAAAGAAGTACAAACAAATGCGTTTGGTACTAGAGAATACGTTATTAAAAAAGGTATTAATAAAGGAAAGATTGCTAAATGAAAATTAGTGAAAATACATCTGTAAGTATGCCAATTCGTAATATGGCTATGATAATTTTTGGAGTTGTTGCAGGTGTAATTGCATATACTGAACTTACAGGTAGACTTACATCATTAGAAACTTCTAGAGAATTATTTGAAAATGATTTACTTAAAAAATCTGAACAAGTACCTACTGATCAAGAGCAACATTTTTTATTAGAAGATCTTTATAAAACTGTAGAAAAATTACAGTCTACTCAAGAAATGAATATGACAAATAAAGTTAATATAGAATTTCTTAAAACACAATTAGATAAAGCATTAGATGATATTGAACATCTTAAAGATAAAGTAAGAGCTAATGGTAATGGAGCTCATTAATGGAATTAATTGTAGCTTTACTTATGATAATAAATGGAGAAATAAAAGAACATAGAATACAAATATCTATGTCTGATTGTCTTAAAGGTAAAAGAATTGCAATGAGAACAAATAAAAATAATAACATTGTTTACCAATGCATAAAGTCGATGGCTGAGCTCGAGTCTAATATCGATGGTAGTAAAAGTATTAAAAAACTTATACTAAATTAACTATAATCTCTTTCTATAATCATTTCAATAAAGTGTATTGCTTTAAGCAAATCATCTTTACCACCTTTGTCCTGGTGCCTAATTATATATTTAATTGCACACCCTTCAGGAAATAAAAGTTTATTTTCTACTACAAATTTACTTGGTTGAATTTTATATTTTTGATAATGACTACCTTTAATCTGTTTGTTCCAAACTTTGCTCATTAAATGTTAACCTAAATTTACCTTTATGTTTATATTTTTTTCTTGGTTTGCTCAACACTTTATGTTGATCTTCTCGTAATGTATATAGATCTAACTTCATGGCAGCAGTAAATTTTCTACAAGCCATTTCAGGATCTATTTCTGCATAATGACATATAGTTCTAAAGTCTATAGAATTACCTATAAGCCAATCAATAGCATTACGTTTATCTATAAGATAATATTTGTCTAAACCATTATACATAGCATCATGTATTGCTTGACTAATTACTGCTCTAAATAAATATCTCTCAGGACTTTTCATCTATAACTTCATATGTCATTCGCTGCTCTATTGAGTCAGTTTCTTGCCAGTTTAAAGTTGTAGGATCTATAGCATTTAATATCTTTAATGCTTCTTCATCTGACGTTGCATTAACAAATATTTCTGTATAAGCAGGAAGTATAACCCACTTCTTAAACTTATAAATCATATATTGTTTTTACGTCTACTTGCTTCTAACGTTCTAAATAGATCTATAATAAGACCTTCTTTATCACGTTTGTTTTCTAATGTTGATGATTTAACTTCTGCTTGAAACAATTCATCTATTGCAGATTTATATGTATCACTTGCATAGTAAGATTGTTCTTTAGCAGATATGCTTTTATCTTCTGTGTTACCAGTTATATGTAATGCTTTTTTACGTTTAAGTAATCTATCAAGATACTTAACATTAGCATTAGCTTCTGCATTACTTTCATCTGTTTCAGATAAAAATGCTAACGCTTTTTCTAATCGTTGTTCTGTAATCATTTAATCCATTCTCCTTTTTTTGATTTGCAATAATGTGCCCAGACTATAGTATTTTTATATAACACTCTAGTTTTTTCTTTATTAACTTTTACTAATTCCATAAATTTATCATTACAATTTTGACCTTGATATAAAGTTACTGGTATACGTTCTACTTGTCCATTAACTAAATAAAGAAATATAAATATTATTTTCATAAAGTCCTTAAAGTAAAAAGGCACTACTACAGAGAAGAACCTTATTCTGTAGCAATGCCTAGTTTTCTAACTCGAGGGAGATAAGAAACTGTTAAAATGGTGGATCGTCTGATAGTATTTCGTCTACACTATTAGCTTTTGCATCTAATACTTTTCTTACCAGATTATCAATTTGTTGAAACTCTGATTCAGTTGGTATTTTGCCACCTGACATATAAGAACCTATAAGATTACTCATAGTTAATCTGTATTTTTCTGAAAATTGATCAGTAACATTTCTAACTGCTTGAACTCCAGTAGCACTAACCATACTTGGTGCAGCACCAGAATTATCTGATACTTCACTCAAACATTCTATTCTACTTGCAG